TAACAATGAAGAAAAGTACATTTAATCGGCTGCTTTCCGTCTTCCTGATGGTTATGGCAGTTATTTTTGGAGTGAATGGTCAGGTTATCATGGCTGAGGCGGCTCTGCCTGATGGCGGTACTACCGAGAGTGGTCATGCTGCGGAAGCTGGTGGTGCTACTTCTGTCGATGATGCTGGCAATGGTGGTGCGGCTCGTCAGGATGATGGTATCGCTACTGAGGGAAAAGGTCGTGAGCACTTTAACGAGAATGGTACGGAGTTCTATGAGAACGACATCAACGACAAGATTACCAAGATTCGTCCGATGGCTACTCCAGTTGACCAGATTTCACGCTATGCGACAACCAAGCCTGCTAGTTCGTTTGTAGTTGAGTATTGGAGTATCGGTACACGTCCTATCAAGACAACCGTCAAGGAGAATACCACGAATAGTACTGGTACATCTATGGTATTGAAGGTAGAAGACCCTGAAATGTTTACTTTGGATGATACCATCCGAGTGGTGGGTGTGAAGGCTATTACCAACTATAAGGGTGTTGCCTATTCAACAATTACAGATGCTCCTACTCCTGATTTGGAACTTTGCGTTTGCGGTAAAGATACAGAGGGTTATCCTATTGTGTATGCTGTAAATGGTGAGTTGGTCAGCAAGCAGGCTATCGGCATTCCTGTTTTGAAGAAGGGTCAGGTACTTATCCGTATGGCTAAGAGTTGCGGTGAGTTGGATGTACAGACAGGTCGTTTCAACAACCTTCCTGATTCTGAGATTCAGTACTGCCAGAACTTCATGATTCAGGTAGAGGAGAGTACCTTTAATAAGATTGCAGCTAAGCGAGTAGACTGGGATTTCTCTGACATCGAGGAGGATAGTATCTATGATATGCGTCTTGCGATGGAAGGTACTTATCTCTTCGGTGATATGGCTTGTATCAAGCATACTACCAAGAACAACTCTGCCCAGTGGTTTACCAAGGGTATTTGGTGGATGGCTGGTAAGGATATTGAGGTAGGTCATGTTGCTACTGCTGACGATATTAAGAAGGGCTACGGCAAGAATGAACGAGTGATTACTGATTTGGAGTTGGTTGACATTTCAAAAGACTTATTTGTTGGTACTGGTATCGGCAACAAGCGCAAGGTGATTATCGCTGGTTCAGATTTCGTGAGCGCATTCAGTAAGATTGATTCTGACAAGTTCCGCTTGAAGGACACCGTTGAGGTTTGGGACTTGAAGTTCAAGAGTTGGGAGACTGACTTCGGTGAGGTGTTGATGATTCACTCTGAGTTGTTTGACATCTTCGGCATGAGCGACTGCGGCTTTGCCCTTGACCCTGAGTTCTTGGTTAAGCGAGTACACTTGTCTTGGACACGTAACGTGCTCGACTTGAAGAAGGCTGGCATCCGTAACACAGATGCAGTAGTTATTCAGGAGGTAGCTTGTCTGTACTTGAAGTACCCTAAGGCACACGCTCGTATGCGCCTTGCTGCGGTTCCTCCAACAGAAAGTGCAACTGATGCAGAAGAGGCCAAGGCTGCTGCCTAAAAGCAGGTAGAATTGCAAATTATTCATTAAATAGTGAGGGGTGTGGGCACTAGCCCCATCCCTTTTTTAGTAACACTTATATAAATAAGGTATAATCATGTTTAAGAAATATCAAGCTGGTTCGGATTTAGCATTCAGCGTTATGGTAGGTAACGAGCGAATGCGTATTGTTTTTGAGGGTAAGACCATGGGAAGTAGTGTCTATATGACAAGAGACCCGAAGGTACAGAAGGCTATCGAGTCTCATTATTGGTTCAACGACAAGTTCTTCTTGGTGGAGAGTATTGACGAGAAGAAGGAAGCTGCGGAAGCCAAGAAGAAGGCTGCTGCCAAGGAAAAGAAGAAGACTGCTGACGAGAAGAAGACCCACTTAGTGACAGACGTTGAGGATGCCAAGGAATATCTGGCTGAGACCTATGGTGTGAGCCGTTCTAAGATGAAGACCAAGGAAGACATCTTGGCTATTGCCAAGGAAAAGGGTGTTGAACTAGATGGTTTAGAGTAATGGTAGAATATGCTGTATCTGATTTAGTGAAAGATGTGAAGGTGCTCTTGGATAGAAACCAAGAGTCTGCTGGTTTGCTGGCTCCTAGCGATTCTGATACACTCTCGCAAGCAGAACTTATTGAGAGTAAAATCGTAGATGCAGCAAGAATCATTCTTTCTGAAGCTCCTGAGGATATGGTGGAAGGTACTGCGTGTACGAATGAAGTGACATGGACGGATAGCAACGGCTATTACGTGGGTAAGATTGTTTTGCCTACCGATATGCTGAGAATCCTTTCTGTGAAGGCAGAAGGATGGAACCGTCCTGCCGAAATCATTTCAGAGAGTGATGATGCCTACAAGTATCAGAACTGCAAATATGGTGTGAGGGGAAATCCTGAGCGACCGATTGGGGCTATCGTGCATACGGCTAACGGCAAGAGTATCGAACTATATACCAGCACAAAGAAGGATGCTACGTTGGCATTCATCTACGTTCAGATTCCATCTATCACTACCGAACAGAAAATCAGTTTGCCTTCCGTCCTGAAAGATTCTATTCTTTACATGGCTGGCTATCTCACTTGTGTCAGCCTTGGCGATACCGATACTGCAAGCGGATTCCTTGGAGTGGCTAGAAAGTTGGCACATATTGTTGAACCTACAACATCATAAATTATGGCAAAGAAGAAAGATGAAACCAAACTGCTATCGTTGAGTAGGGTACTTGACAAGGAAGAACTGGATAGCGTGAAGGCATCCAAGAACCGATTTGACAAGCCTTACGAGCGTGCCTTCTCTATCTTGCTGGAGGCTCAACGATACTATAACAACATGGATAACTTCCGAAAGCGAAGACTGAGAAACAAGCGATACTGCTATGGAGACCAGTGGGGCGATACCATTGAGTTCAAAAGCAAGTGTGGCTTTACTAAGCGTATCAGAGAGGAAGACTATATCCGTGAGCAGGGTAGCGAACCATTGAAGAACAACCTTATCAGAAGATTGGTGAAGAATGTACTGGGTGTATATCGCTCCCAGAGCAAGGAACCAACATGCAACGCTAGAGATAAGGATGAAAAGCGATATGGCGAGACCATGAGCGTGGTGCTGCAATGTAACCGACAACTGAACCGAGAGACGGAACTGGATGCACGAACCATGGAAGAGTTCCTGATAAGCGGTGCTGCTATCTATAAGAAAAAGTATGGATGGCGAAGAGGTAGGTTGGATTGTTGGACGGACTACGTGAACCCGAACAATTTCTTCATAGACAACAATATGAGGGATTTCCGTGGTTGGGACGTGAGTTGCTTGGGTGAGGTACATGACATTACCATCGGCAACGTATTGAGAGAGTTTGCCAAGTCTCCTGCTGAGGCTCGTAAGTTGAAGGAGATATACCGGTTGGCGGCTAACCGAGATTTCGTGATTGCTGACTGCACTCAGCGATTCGGTGAGTTCGACCCTAAGACCATCGACTTTATGAATCCTGCCAACCCTTCGCTCTGCCGAGTGATTGAGGTTTGGCGAAAGGAGAGTAAGCCAAGGTACCGATGTCACGACTACAACAATGGCGATGATTTCAAGATTGATATTGAGGATAAGGCTGATATTGTAGATGCAGAGAACAGAGACAGAATCAGGCGAGGTTTGTCTGCTGGTATGCTGGAAGAGGATATTCCTCTGATTGATGCCGAGTGGTTTATGGATGATTACTGGCATTTCTACTATCTTTCTCCTTTCGGTGATATTCTGAGAGAAGGTGAGACTCCTTATGCTCATGGTGAGCATCCATACTGCTTTAAGTTCTATCCTTACATTGATGGCGAGATTCACAGCTTCGTTGAAGATGTGATTGACCAGCAGAGATACGTGAACCGACTAATCACGATGTATGACTTCATCATGAGGGCGAGTGCCAAGGGTGTGCTGCTCTGTCCTGATGATTGTCTGCCTGATGATATGAGTTGGGATGATTTCTGCGATGAGTGGAGTAGGTTCAATGGTGTGGTGAGATACAAGCCAAACAATAGCGGTCAGGTTCCTCAGCAAGTAGCGAACAACTCTACGAATATCGGTATCGGTGATTTGCTCAGCTATCAGTTGAAGTTCTTTGAGGATATATCGGGAGTGAATGGTGCGCTACAAGGTAAACCAGGAGTATCAGGTACGAGCGGTTCGCTCTATGCCCAGCAGACACAGAATGCTACCATGTCGCTGCTTGATATTTTGGAGACTTTCAGCCAGTTTATCATTGATGGTGCTTACAAGACCGTGAAGAATATGCAGCAGTACTATGACGTGGCTCGCAACTTCAATATCGTGGGTAGGGCAGGACAGATTGTACACTACGACCCTAAGAAGATTAGAGACGTGGAGTTTGACATCAACATCACGGAAAGTACGGCTACTCCAGTATACAGACAGATGGCAAATGAGTTCCTTATGACTTTGTGGCAGAATCAGGCTATCACGCTGGAGCAGTTGCTGCAAGTAGGAGATTTCCCATTTGGAGAGGAGTTGCTGCAATCGGTGGCATCCAATCAGGAAGCTATCAAGAATGGTGAGACTCCACAAGAA